CAGCAGAAGTAGTATCTGGATTACACCACATATATAAAGCCATAGGACCATAACCACTATTCCAATCAGAATAACTTCCACTCAAGCCAGTTACAAAATTTCCTAATCTTTCTGCTACAGTACCATTTGGTGTAATACTTCCATCGTTTATAGTGTAAGAAGCAATATTAGGATTAAATAAAAATTCTGACTGATATGAAGGCAAATTACCAATAGGTACTAAAGTTTCATGTGGATTACCATATCCATCAGGACCTCCTGATCCAGTAGATGTACTTGATTTTATTGGTGCTATAAATGAATTTGCCACTTTAAAACCATCTACAGATTTTAATATATGGGCATTAGCATCTGCGTCTCCATAATTTTTTGTATATTTTAAATATCCATACCATTTAGGTTGATTTTGTGGAGTACTAGCTACAGTATAGCTATGAGGAGAAACCCTAACATTACCATTTACAGCATAATAATTAACTTCAGAAGAAGCTGTTCCGTAATCTATTTCAGAACCAGATTCATACGCACCATCTGTTTTATCAAATACTTTTACTTTATGATTTGTAACATCATTAATTAATAAAAGTTCCGTATTAGATAAAGCTCCATTATTTGGATCTCTGTCACTATTAAAGTGAAACAATCCATTACCGTAATTTAATGTAGTTGTAAACTTTTCTTCATCAGCAGAGCTAGCATGAGGTAAGTCTGTAACAGAACCAGATATTTTTAATTTACCTGGTGTTTCTAAACTTAACCCTTTTAACTCTTGAAATTCTGAAGTGTCTAAGTCTCTAGGATTTGTATTATTATTTAATCCTCCACTAAAATTTCTTAAGTCTAATACTTCTTTGGGCACGATTCTTCATTCCTTTCATCTTCAAAGATGCACTTTTAGCTTTTGCGTTATGCAGTCTTCTGTCATTTGTAGAGTTCCAAGGATTGCCTTTTAAGCTGTTAGTTGTCTTCATTGCCATCTATTATATCTCCCCACAAACTTGTTTTACCATCTATAATTTCTACTACTTCTACTTTAAATTTACCATTAGTAAACCAATCAACTACTGCAAATGCATGCACCCAGTTATGTAGTCTACCTTTTAACCATTTATTGTTTTCATGAGACATATCTTTTAAACAACCCAAAGACCACGCTCCTATTGTTCCGCCTAATTTTGTAAGTGTGTGTCTTTGAAGGTCGTGTGTATGTCCATAAATTACATTTTCTCCATAAGCTTCAAGATGTTTTTTTGCATGATACGTAGTTGCATAGGCACCATGAAAGAAAGTGAGCTTACCAATTTGTATAGGTAAATTATATTCACTGTAATTATATCCCCTTTCTTTTATTTTGCATGCTTCAACAAAACTGTAATTATGCATATAGGGATACTTAGTAACAAAATTATCCAACCAGAGATCGTGGTTGCCTTGGAGTAAATACTTTTTCTTACATCCAACTTCTTCCAATACCTTATCCCAAACATCTAATCCTTCATTTACTAATCTTATATCTTCATCTATTAAAGGAGTCTGGTATTCTAATGGTGGTAATTTTTTATCTTTATACCTCCACGCAGATACCGACTCCCATTCTCCTACATCTCCTAAATTAACAAAGATGTCAGGTTTAATCTTTTTAATTGCTTTAACAACACAATTAACTGCAGCTTTATCTTCTAACGGATAATGCTGATCTGGTATAATAATACCACGATTCTTGAGTTTCATGTACTCTCCTTAAGCTGATCTTTTAACTTTTTCTAGACTACGCATTCCCCCGAGACCGAGCATCCCGAGTAAGACTGTAGTTAATGTAGTCATATCAAACACTGGTAATTCTATTGCGTGTCCAAATGAATACAAAATAAAAGTTAAAAGAGGTTGTAATATATAGTGATACCCGAGTGCAGTGGCACAGATCCAGCCCGTAAAGGGCCTCCAGCCACTGACAAACCTCGATGTATGACCAGCTTCAACTTTGTTCACTTCTAATTGAGCTTTGTTGATTTCTGCAATCATCATAGCTTTCTCTTCTTTGTCCAAAGTAAATCTATCAACATTGTCTGCAACTTTGTCGATGATTTTACCAACTAAGTCTAATTTAGGCATCTTTTGCACATTCCTCGTCACATGCTTTTAAACCTTTCATGTAACCTTGGTGTTCAACTATTAGTTGTTTAAGTTCAGTAAGCCTGCTATTCATTTCTTGAATTGAATTAACAAGTTCATTATGCTGTTCAACCATGCTCTGCATGTCTTGTTCAGCTTTTTCTATTAAACTTAGTTCTACTGCTTTTTCTTTAGCCATTACTTCTCCTACTTTTTCTTTTTAGCTTTACGTTGTGCTCTATTAGCTTGCATCTTACGTTTCATATTACCTAGTTTTGATCCTCTTCCAACTTTACTTGTATAAGTAGCACCTTTTCTAGTTGTTTTTTTAACTCCAGTGTGGTATTTACGACCATCAAAAGTCATTGTTTTTTGACCTTTTTTACGAGCTGCTCTCAATTTAGAGTTAAAATCTTTTCCTTTAGCAGAACCCTTTTTATAAATAGGGTAATTACCGCCTTTGGTTTTTTTAACACCTCTAACTGATTTACGATCTACTGTACCTTTATATTTAGATACAACAGCTTTACCTCTGTTTAAAAGAGATTTAGCTTTTTTCTTAACTTTAGCTCCCGCTTTTTTCAACCTACTACCATCTAGTTTGATTTTCTTAGTTGGTCTTCCTTTTTTATTACCGTATGTGCCTTTACCTTGTGGCATCTTATCCTCCTTGGCCTACTGACCTCTTCTTATAGTACTTTTTACTGTTTTTAGTACCATACTTTGTTAAATTAGACATGCCTTGTCTAGTTTTTTTCTTGGTTTTCTTAAAAACCTCTTGACTTTTAAATATCTTTGCCATTAACGTTAATATAGTTAAACATATATATATTTACAAGTTATTTAATTACCTTCTTAATTTTATCAAATACTTCCTGTTCATCGAATTTCATTGATATACCAGGTTCATATCTCATTATTTCTTTTCCGTTTTCTAATATAAGTATAGTTGGTACTACTTTAATATTCCATTCTTTTTGTATTACCGCACCTATAGTTTTATTAGTTAAATCTATTTCAGCAACATAACAAAGTTTTGATAACTTCTCTATACTTGCTCTATTCTTATAATTCCAAGCTGCATTTACTTGTACTACTGCACAATTTTGTACATTTAAAAGTTGCACATCTTGAAAGCTGTCTAAATTAACTGACTGAGCATGCAATGGCGATACCCATAGCAAAAGTCCAGCTAACCATGACATACCATAGTAATAGTTCATCCCTGTACCTCATTATTTGTTATTCATGTCTATAAGAGTTTCAGTGATAGCTCTAGTATCTTCTTTAATGTCATCTACTTTTTCTTCAAGCTTATCTACTTTACCCTCTGTGTTTAATATAGAATCACGAATCATTTGATCTTTTAAGTCGTATTCCATACGTGAAACCTCTGGTTCTGGTAGTTCTTTAGCAAGTTCAATCTCTGCTTGCAATGAATACCACATACCTATAATCATACCTACAGTAACTAAAATACTAATCCCAGTTTCTAAAGATAGTGTAAATTTAGTGTCTTTGCCTACTTCCATTTTATTCCCCTACGTTTATTTTTTATAAACTTTTTCTGATGCAGAAATACCAAATGATCCCAAGGTAACCCAGACAAATGAATTATAAATATAATCATTTACCATAAGCTCTATCCCTATGATACCCATTGCTAAATCTACAATACCAAATACGCACATAAGTGCAAATGAAAGAAATCCTATAATATTTTTTTCATTGTATTCGTTTTTATCTTTAAACAATTCCCACATTCTTATTCTCCTATTTCTGAATGTACTAATACGCCACCTGCGTAAAAGTTATTGTTTTTCGTTAATATGGTATATGTCACATCTTTATCTGCCATATACTCAAATCTATGTATTTCTTTTGTGCCGTCAATCATCTGTATACTATTACCTATTTCTAATTGACTTGCATCTAAATTATATAAATCTTTTGTTCTTTGTGGTCTATAACTAGCCATAGAACCGTTTGCTAAATATATAGGGTGATCCCTAGTAACTATTATATTTTTTAATTCGTCACTATCATCATACATAACTTTAATTAAATTACCATGAGATACAAATAATGTATCTAATATTGGTACTTCTTCTATACTTTCTGTTTCAAAGTTGTAAGAATATATAATATCACCATCATCTAAATCATATATATTTTTCATTCCATTAGGAGTATCTACCAATATACTTGGATGTATACAAAATCCAAGCGTTAAAAAAGTTATATTACCAGTGATAGCTGCAGTATTAGCACCATTATTTACCAAAGTAAAACTAAATGAACCTGTACCATCTTTATTAGAAGGTGTATGTTGCCAACCTGGTCTTAACTTTAATGTACCAGAATTAAAACTAGATAAT